GACGTCGTGGAGTGGCGGACACTTGAGACTGGTGAATTCCTCTCGCGTGGTATCCAGTTCCACGAAAAACTTGGGTGCATGGTTATGCCCCTTAAGAAGGTCTCTATTGAAAATCCTATCAATTGGACTAAAGATATAGACCCTATTGGCATTACCACAATGAATGTGCAAAACTCGCTCATTGAGGCTTCTCTACATCCAGAGGAGTATTTCACCCACATTCGCAGCAAAATCTTACCTGCTGCTTTCAAACACAACATTCATCCCGCTTTCACAGCCTACAAGACTTGTGCTCTTGTTAGTGCTACGTGGAATCGAGACTAGAACCAACCGTCCTCGGTACGACTTTAAACTACCGCGGGGTATTTACCACAGGGATCCGATATTCCCAACCCAAACACCATCCTCCATTACCATTGAGCCGGGGAGTTTCAAGATGGTGTCAAACAATACAGCTCGCTGAAAACCAAAACAAACCCGACAACTCTGAAGTTGTCACCAACGCCACCACACAGTTCTTCGAGCAGACCAAGATTCCAACTGAAGAAGTTTTCAGACCCTACCAGGACATGCTACTAAGCAATTCTGCTAGGGTTGACGCCCACAATTCCCTTAGGGAGTTTTTGGCGAAACCTTTGCAGTTTGATCTGCCACTGAACACACAGGCGGCAAACACGATACTCTGGACCAGGGAGATTCCCCGCGATTTCCTTGAAAACACAGCGCAGAACACTGTGTTTTACCAGAAGATCTGGGGCCACCTCATGTTTCGCGCTACATGCGTAGTGAGGGTCAAAGTCACTACCACGAAGTTCAACCAGGGAGCGTTGCTACTGCACTACATTCCTGGTTTGATTCAGACCGATGGTCTGCTCAATCTGCGCAACAGGTCCCTGTTGTCCCAAACACAGCAGGACCATATTGTTATTGACGTGAACGAAGATGGTGGTGCTGAGATGCGTATTCCGTACACAGCTCCAACACCGTACTACCGCATTGTCAACCCTGACGGCACTGCCGGCATGGTTGCTCTTTCTGTTTATTCCCCACTTGCAACCGGGACGTCATCTAGCACTGCCGAAATCACTGTCTACGTGCATTTCGAGGACGTTGAGCTAGAGACCCCGATGTATGAGCCTCAGGCTTCTACTGGCAAGGGCAAGAAGAATGTTCTTGACAAGGAGAAGGAGTCGATGTCTAGCGGCAAGCCCATTTCAACTGCACTTGCAACAGCGGGCTCAGTTGCTTCTGCCCTTGGCGCAATTCCAGCCATAACCCACTTGGCTGTACCGGCAAGTATGGTGCTTAACGCCATGTCCGGTCTAGCCTCTGCCTTTGGCTATGCTAAGCCCATTTCGGATGAGCCTGGTAGGGTATATGTTGGGAGAGTTGCTCCCAGCATGACAAATGCTGAGGGCCTGTTTCATGGTGCAAATATGGGTTTGTCCCATGACAATGCTACATGTGTCAGCATTGCCACTGTCGGCTCAGAGATCGACGAGATGTCACTAATTGGTGATGGTTCTCCCATGCGTCGCTACGCATACCACGCCAACTTTACCATGTCAACGTCTCAACCCTCCAAGACAATGCTGTACAACACGCAGATTAGTCCTGGTACTTTCCTGGACCACAGCAATCCTGCGTGCATTGATGGCCCACCTTTTGCCATGATGTCCAATTACTTTGAGTATTGGAGGGGTTCCATAGACATCAGGCTTCGCATTGTCAAGACGGACATGCACGCTGGTCTCATCACCATATTCTGGAACCCTGACGGTTTACCTGTCACGGACCTGAACGAAGCTACTGCAGCGCCTTTCGTGCCTCGTCAAGTTGTCGATATTCGAGAAAAGTCAGTGTTTGAATATAGTATTCCTTATACTAAGCTCAACCACTATACTCCGAACAACAAATTTAACGACTTTGGTACGACACCCGAGAGCCTTGGCTCCCTCACCATTATGGTACAGAATAAGCTTACAGCTCCTGATACCGCCTCCGACACTATCACCTTCCTACTTGAGGTTCGCGCTGGACCAGATTTCCGGTTTGCTGTGCCTAGGCAGGTTGGTGGAACAGGCACCATCGGTGCACCCTACATGGACCCGGCTTATGAGCCTCAGGCTGGTGCCGGTACTGGCTCAGCTTCGGCCTATTCGGGCGGTTCTTATACCACTGTTGCAGCATTTACACCTGAATCACCTGGTACTTTCCAATATATTCTTCAGAACTGCATATCTACCAACACTATTAACCACGATGTTATGTCTGGGTTGGCAGTCATGCCCACTGGTTCGCCTCCAGCTTCTTTCACCGTTTCTACAAACGGTGCTTTGAGCGACTATGCGGTTTTATTGATTAACCATGGTCTGTCAGAACCAATGCGTGTCACAGGCACAATCGAGATTCCCGACGGTATGACGGTTTATCTGTCTAGCGCTTCAAACAATATCTCGTATTGTGTGGCTTCTTTCGCCCCATACTCCGG